GCACCTCCGATGGTTCAATTATACCATAATAGGAATGTGAATTAAAATAGTTTGTTATTTAAAGTGGATTATACTAGGTATTGCGATTGCCCTTGCTGGAAATCCGGATTTTTTGGTATTGGATGAACCTGTGAATGGACTTGATCCACAGGGGATTATCGAGATTAGGGAACTGATATTAAAACTGAATCAGCAGCATGGAATTACGATTTTGATTTCCAGCCATATTTTAGATGAACTTGCCAGACTGGCAACAAATTATGGATTCATTGATGGCGGACATCTTCTGAAAGAAATGAGTGCAGAGGAATTAGAAAAGCACTGCAGAAAATGTATTCGTGCAGAGGTAAGCAGTACAAAGACGTTAGCGTGTGTTTTGGATGAAATGAAGTTGGAATATCATATTGTTAATGAACATACAGCAGATATATTTGCAGAATTATCAATTACAAAACTGGTGGAAACTCTTGCAGGCAGTAATTGCGAAATATACAGTCTCAAAGACTGTGAAGAGAGCTTAGAGAGTTTTTATATGAATCTGGTAGGAGGTGGAAAGCATGCGTAGATTATTAAGAGCCAATTTTGCGAGACTGTTGAAAAATAAATTATTTTGGATTTTAACATGTGCAGAATTGTTTCTGGGAGCTTTATTTCCTATTCTTCACTATATGGATAATATAGATGAGAATAGTGGATGGAACATGGATTCAACTATTTTTATATATGCACTTTTCGTTCCACTGATGGTATCTTTACTTACAGCATTGTTTATTGGAACTGATTACAGTGACGGTACAATGAGAAATAAACTGATTGCAGGTCATGTAAGAAGAAAAATTTATGTTGCAAATCTCATCTCAAATGTGCAGGCATCCTTTACGCTGTGCGTTGCATTCATGTTGTCACATGTCTGTGTAGGGACTCCGCTTTTGGGATGGTTCGTGTCAGATGCACATATGCTTATGTTTTATGTATTAGTGACATTTACTATGACAGCAGCATGTACAGCAATATTTACTTTGATATCTATGTTGTGCAGTAATAAAGCGTATTCTGTGGCAGGGTGTATATTAGTGATTTTTATGCTGTTGCAGGTTTATTTGTTCCTAAATGAATTTCTTCCAGGTGGGCAGATGCTCAGGCTTTCCAGCATGAATGCAAAACATCTGGGAAGATATGCTATCTACAATAGTATAATTTTTATATTCACAACTAGTTGCGGAATTCTTATTTTTAAGAGGAAGGATTTGAAATAACAGAAGGATTGAACGAAAAACTTCACACGGATACAAACACGCTGATTTCAGTTTCTTCTGGAAATCGAAAAATTGTTGCTAGAATATAAATAGTACAAGCCAAAATGAGAAATTCCAAATACACATAAGCATGGTACAATAGAGACAGGCTGAAGGAGGATCTCATATGGCAAAGCAACATGACAAACAATTTAAACTTGATGCAGTCCAGTACTATCAGGATCACAAAGACCTCGGGGTACGTGGATGTGCAGAAAATCTTGGCATCGGATACAGCACATTAACAAAGTGGCTGAAAGACTTCCGGGAATCAGGTGATATCCCTGTTCGTGGTTCTGGTAATTACGCATCTGATGAGCAGAAGGAAATTGCCCGTCTCAGACGTGAATTACGTGATGCACAAGATGCACTTGATGTGTTAAAAAAAGCAATCAACATTCTGGGAAAATGACGGAAGCCATTTATCTCGAAGTGTCTGAGAAGACGGAAGCTGCCAAAAAGGCTGGACGCCGGGTTTCCGTCTCCGGAATGTTGAAATTTTTAGGTGTCTCCCGCTCAGGATATCTTGCATGGCTCCACCACGAACCTTCTGATACAGAAAAACGTCGTGAAGCTGTAAAAGCAAAAATACAGGCTATTTATAATGATTCCAAGCAGAACTACGGTGCACCCAAAATCGCTGTAGAACTGTGCAAAACCGGTGAAGGCATTTCGGAAAGAACCGTTGGTACATATATGCACCAAATGCGGATTCGTGCTCAGTGGAGTAAACCATGGACAATCACCACAAAAGATTCTGATTTCAGCACAAAATTACAAAATATCCTTGATGAACAGTTTAATCCTGACCGAATGCTGTCTGGTGTTCGGATATCACCTACGTCTGGACAATAGACGGATTCGTCTATCTGGCCAGTATTATGGATTTATTTTCCAGAAAAATCATAGCCTGGACACTTTCAGAAACACTGGAAGTATCCTGCGTGATTGATATTATAAACAAAGCCAAAGCCCGCCGAAATATCGATCAACCATTAATCATCCACTCAGATCGTAGAAGCCAGTATGTTGCAAAGGAATATAAAAAAGCAACCGAAAACATGCAGCGTAGTTATTCAAAGAAAGCATTTCCATGGGATAATGCATGCATTGAATCCTTTCATTCCATTATCAAACGTGAATGGCTCAATCGCTTTAAAATTCGTGATTACAAGCAAGCATACCGGTTGATTTTCGAATATCTGGAAGCTTTTTACAATACGAAACGAATTCACAGCCATTGTGACTTTATGTCACCAGATGAATTTGAGCGAGTATATGAAAGAACACATACTAAAGCGGAGCTTCTGGCAGGTTAAAATGGGGAGAAATTTCTCGTTTTAACTTGTACTAAATCTTGACATAGCACCAACTTTACTATTAACAGGTGGTTACAACTTGCTAAATCTTGCCGAGATTTGCCGAGTTGACCTATAAATAACAGTTTTATAAAATTCCCGGGAATCCTTGCAAAACAGGGCATTTCCGGGCAAAAAGGAGTAAAACATAACTATGATAAAAGTACTACTCATCTGCCACGGCAGTGTTTAAGGGACGGGATGAAAGCCTTGATTTTATTGGGCTTCTTGAATGGAAGTGTAGAATTTACACCTTATTTACACCTTTAGAAGATTGGATCGGTATAGTTAGAATAGGACGGCGTGAGATGAATCTTACGTCTTTTTTCTTGGAGTTTATCATGTAAGCATATATTACTTGAAAAATCAAATAATATATGATAAATTATAAATGTGACGTAAAAAGAGTCACACTTACAAAAAGGTGATTAATATGAAAGAATTTTTGGAAAAAACATTACGGCAAAATGTAATAATGACGGAGAATAAAGAGGTGTATAAAAAGCTCCCGTTAGCATATCGTGGAAGATATGATATTTTTACGGTAGAGACGAATGGTATATTATGGATGGCTATTCATCCCAAAGATAATGTCGGACTTGTTATATTACGTAGAGACAGAGCTGGCGTGGAAAAAATGACAGGATTAAATTGTGCAATATTTCTTGATCGAACAACATTTTATATAAAAGAAAAGATGATGGAAGAAGGAATTCCTTTTGTAATAGAAGAAAAGCAGGTATTTCTTCCATTTATTGGATATTTGTTGAGTAAGGAAAATGAAAGAGAATTGGCACCGGTTTATCTGATTTCATTTTTGACGCAAAAAATGCTTCTGATGGCTATTTATGAACGATGGAATGAAGTGAAAGTATCTGATGCAGCAAAACGAATAGGAGTGTCAACAAAATCTGCAAGCCGGTGTTTTGATGAACTGGAATATTTAAATATTGATGTGTTGGGCATGAAAGGTAAATCAAGAGTAATAAATATTCCGAATGACCGAAAACAAGTATGGCAGCAAATTGAAAATGTATTAAGAAATCCGGTGATTCGAAGATTTGTTCTGAGAGAAGATATGAAACTAGAAAAGAAAGCAGGTATTTCTGCTTTATGTGAGTATTCTCTTTTGTCAGATAATGTTTATCCTACTTATGCAGTAACAAAGAAAGAGTTGAAAGATAGTGCAGTGAAAGTGGAAAAACAAGTGAGTGAATTGGAAGAAATTGGCTGTGTTGTTTTGGAACTGGGATATTTTATTGATTTTTTAGGAAAAGGATTTCAAGATCCTTTGAGCGTAGTATTGTCACTTACAGGAGAAGAGCAAGAAGAGGAACGGGTAGATATTTCTATTAATGAGATGTTGGAGGAATATGTATGGTCAAAGGATTAGATACATTTCAGAAGTACTTTGCAGATTATGAAGAACAGTATGTTTTAATAGGTGGCGCAGCCTGTGATATTCTATTTGAAAGCAATGAAGTAAATTTCAGGGCTACAAGAGATCTGGATATGGTTTTGATTGTTGAAGCACTAACTCCGGAGTTTGGAGAAAAATTTTGGGAGTTTATCGTTGATGGAAAATATAGAAACAAAGCGACAAACGGTAGCAATCCTCAATTTTATAGGTTTGATAAACCAGAAGACGATGAATTTCCGAAAATGATTGAATTGTTTTGTAGAAGTGATTTTAAATTAAAAAATGCAAAAGGAATTACTCCAATTCATATTGATGATGAAGTCTCCAGTTTGTCTGCAATTCTTCTGAATGATGATTACTATAAGGCACTACTCAATGGAAAAGAAGTGAGAAATGGACTTTCTGTTTTAAGACCAGAATATATCATTCTTTTTAAAGCAAAAGCGTATCTTGATTTGCAAAAGCGAAAAGATTCAGGCGAAAAAGTGGATTCCAGTGACATAAAGAAGCATAAAAAAGATGTTTTGCGTATTGCTTCGGAGCTTATGCTTGAAAAAGTAGAAGAATTGCCGATAGCAGTAGATGCCGATATACATAGTTTTATTGACTTGTTGGAGCAGGAACCATTTGATCAAAATTCATTGAAAAGATATGGGCTAAAAAATGAGAATGTTGTAGAATTGTTGAAGCGAGTATTCGGGTAAAAATATGGTGTGGTATGTAGTTGATATGTAACCTATTTTTACACCTTTTGCGGACAGCCTTATGCGAAAATAAACCAACTTATGCCAGAAAGCAAAAATTTATATAGGCTTACAAAGCCCGGAATAGCAAGAAAAACTAAGAAATGCGAGGTTATACAACAATGATAAAAATCCTATTCATCTGCCACGGCAGTGTTTAATGGCTGCTGTGAAAGTCTTGGTTTTATTGGGTTTCTTGGATGGAAGCATGGAAGTTACACCTTATTTACACCTTTGGAAGACTGAATCGGTAGTCAAGGTGTGCGGAAGCTACAAGAGATATGAAGTCAGCATTTTTGATAAATTGATATCATCAGAGTTAGGATAGTCAGGACAGATTATCGGAGGAGTTTGCAATGTCAAAAGAAAGAGAAAAAGTAAAGTGTAAAACAAAATTAGAGTTCATTACGGAAGTTGCGGATGATTGTGTGGCAAACCTTAAAGATAAAGACAGAGAGCATCTGATCCGTAATCCATATGCAATAGATTATCATTTTTCATATTGTTTATATATCAGAAATCATTATATACATAACAGAGATTTCTCTGACGTGGATTTTGGGACTGAGCCTGATAATTTGTCATTTGAAATTATTAGAATGATTTTTGCAAAGCTTATTCCCGAATATGATTATGATAATCAGTTTATTGAAAACTTGTTTGATGATAAGAGATTCATCCAGCTACGACAGGAATATAGAGCCATCTATGGTGATTATCCAGTGGCTATGGTAGAAGAGTATAAAGAAGGTATTTCCTTTGAGCCTGCATTGTTTATGTCTGAAATTAGTAGTTCGAATAATGTGGATATAGATAAAGAAATTGAGGTTTCCAAGAAAAATCTCGAAAAAAGTTGTGCACATATTGAAAAATTATTGAAAAAATTGGCTGAAAAAGTTTGGAGACTTAATCAGCTCAGACAAACAGCAGAGAAATGTGGTATTGACTATGAGGAATTAATTCCTAAGATTCAGGAAATACAGAAAATATTATTTGAAGATAGAGAGTACATACCGGTTGAAGTTTGCCTGTTGCAGTTGTTGATTGGGTAACAAATACTTTGTATCCAGAATCGCTGTCGGAGCAAACGGCTGACGATGTAATGAAACTTGATGCAGATATGCATATTCTGGAAGATGAAAGATATCTGGAAATTTTCCGCATGGTGGATTACAGTATCTGCGGCATTGAGCTTGACAAAGAAAAACCATACAGCAAAACGATAATCATTCGAAAGGATGATAAGGGCAATTTATTTAGAAGAGAGCTTCAGATGGATTCCACTGGTGTTCGTGAGTTCTTTGCTTGGGCTGTACACATTTTCCGTGTGGTTTACGAAAATAAAGTTGTCTTTGCTGATGAAATGGATAGGGTATTGAATCCTATCTTGTCTGATCGAGTAATTGCTTTTGTAAATGGAGCAGAGCATAGAGGACAGTTTATTTTTTCTACTCACAATGTGCTGCACCTGGATTTGAAGACATATATGAAAGAGCAGATTTACTTTGTGACAAAAGACAGGGAGAATTTAACGTCGGAAATGTATTCACTGGCTGATTTCCCGGAAGTACGCTATGAAACAACAAAGATTTATGAATTCTACATGAAAGGTATTCTGGGAGGTACAGCATTTGAGTAGACCAAAACGTGAATTACAAAAACGATTTGTTGTATTTTGCGAAGGTGACACAGAATACAACTATATTGATAAAATGAGAAAACGCCAAGATGTTCAAATTGCATTAAAGCCTATCAATATGCACGGCGGCGGTTACAGTAATTTCTTAAAGAAAATAAAGACGGAATCGCAGACCAATTGTTTGGCAAAATTCATCATCGTGGACGCTGATCGTCTAATAAAGCATCCTGGTGAAAAAGATAGTTTCCTTCAGTTGGCAGAGTATTGCAGATTACAGAACAAGAAAGGAACGATTCCACATTTCCTGATTGTGAATAATCCGGATTTCGAGTATGTAGCTTGTCTGCATGTGCCTGAGTATAAGGGGCAGGAAGTGACAAGGTTTCTGCAGACGGTTCTGGGATTCTAGTCTTTAGAACAGTTTAAGAAGAACACAGAAGTGTATGAGTGTCTGAATAATGGCGAGCGTTCTTATCAGGTTCTGATTCAGAAGATTCAGGGCAAGGATAAGTTTGTGAAGAATACATATTCTGTGAAGAAAAAGAATTTCGAAATTGCAATCAGTAAGACCGATGTTAAGTGGGAATTGATTGACCGAAAAGGAAGCAATATAGAGGAATTCTTTGATGTTATTGATTGGTAAAGGAAAATTATAGAAAGTGGCTCTTTGGTGGAATTCTTAAAATGCACCAGAGAGCCTTTTTGATTACCCAAAACGGCAAAAAATATAAGGAAAAGCGAAATGTGTTATATCAAAATTGCCGATAATGTGATATACTATATATAAGTTTAAAGTGATGTGGCCATTAAGTAGTGAGGTATATCGATGCTCGAAAACAAACTTGGTATTATAAATCAGGCAGAGTTAGCAAGGTCAGAGGAGCGAATCAGCAAGAAAAAAGCTGTAATGATGTTTGATAAAGGATATCTGAATAAACTTGAAGCCGGAACCTTTGAAAGCCTTGCTAAGATTCATAAATACCTTTTTGATGAAATATATGATTTTGCCGGTGAGGTTCGCAAAGTGAATATTTCAAAAGGAAATTTCCGTTTTGCTCCATTGATGTATCTGGATGCAGCTTTGCAGAGCATTGACAAAATGCCTCAGTCCACATTTGATGAAATTATCGAAAAATATGTGGAAATGAACGTGGCTCATCCGTTTAGGGAAGGCAACGGCAGAAGCACAAGAATTTGGCTGGATTTGATGCTGAAAAAAGAAATCGGATATGTCGTTGACTGGAGTAAGGTGGATAAGGAAGATTATTTGCTGGCCATGGAGCACAGCCCGATTAAAGATATAGAAATTAAGTTCCTTTTGAAAAATGCTCTTACAGACAATGTAAATGATAGAGAAATCTATATGAAGGGCATTGATCACAGCTATTACTACGAAGGCTACTATGTATATAAAACCGAGGAACTGTAAACGAGTTGTAGGATATGAGATTGAGATAGGCGGAGGATATTAGATGCGATACCTTTCTGTTGCAGAGACAGCAAAAAAATGGGATATATCGGAGAGAAGTGTTCGTAATTATTGTGCTCATGGACGTGTTCCAGGGGCGTTTCTTACCGGAAAGACCTGGAATGTACCGGAAGATGCAACCAAGCCATTGCGAGCAAACCAGAAGGAGAATAAGCCGAAAACTTTGCTTTTCATTCTTCAGGAAGAAAAGAAAAGTAAATATTCCGGTGGAATTTATCATAAGACACAGATTGATTTAACCTATAATTCCAATCATATGGAAGGCAGCCGGCTGACTCACGACCAGACAAGATATATTTTTGAGACAAATACCATCGGCGTGGAAAATGAAACATTGAATGTGGATGACGTGATTGAAACAGCCAACCATTTTCGCTGCATTGATATGATTATTGATAATGCAAAATCTACACTGTCTGAGAAATTTATCAAAGAACTGCATCTGATTTTGAAATCCGGAACCAGTGATTCACGATTGGATTGGTTTGCGGTAGGTGATTACAAGAAAAGACCGAATGAAGTTGGTGGTATGCCGACAGCAATGCCGGAAGATGTTACAGATAAAATGAAAAGCCTGCTGGCAGCGTACAATGCAAAAGAACAAAAGACTTTTGAAGATATTCTTGACTTTCATGTGAAGTTTGAAAAGATACATCCATTCCAGGACGGCAACGGTCGTGTGGGCAGATTGATTATGTTTAAGGAATGCCTGAAATATAATATTGTGCCATTCATTATTGATGATAATTTGAAACTGTTTTATTATCGTGGATTAAAAGAGTGGAACAATGAAAAAGGGTATTTGACAGATACTTGTCTGACGGCACAGGATAAATATAAGTCATATCTGGATTATTTTAGGATTGAGTATGATAAGTAGAAAGAGTTCAGTTGTTGCAAAAATACAACAGTCCAAAATTATAAGTTGAGTAGGAAGGCTTGAAAAGTGACAAAGACGCATTGAGAAATTGAAGGATAACAATCTGAATTACAAAATTTGGAGAGAAGAAGTTGACCAAATAATGAAAACCGGGACACCGGAACAGGTGGAACGTGATCAGAACTGGTTAGCAGGGATTAGATTACAGGGAGTAGATAATCTTAGAGTATCCAATTATTTGTTGGAATTATCCTTACAAAATATAAAAGACGAAATAGATTTTGATGAGCTTGAGAGAAAATTGGAAGAATATCATAGGAGAACGGAACATGGAAAATAAAGGCGTAATATATATTTTGACAAACCCTTCATTTCCGGATTATGTAAAAATCGGATATGCAGATGATATTGATAAAAGATTAAAGCAACTTAATAGGAGCGAGTGTATCCCATTTGCATTTCGAGTATATGCGACATACGAAGTGAATTCTCGTCTATCCGATTTGAAATTGCATTCAATCATAGATAAACTCAATCCAGATTTGCGTTCAATAGACGATTTCAATGGACAAAAGAGAGTGCGTGAGTTCTATGCAATGAAACCAGAAGAAGCATTTGCAATACTGGAGGCAATGGCTGAAATACATGACTGCAAGGACAAGCTCAAACTTATTGCACCAAATGAAACAGAAGAAAAAGAAGAAGAACTGGCACAGGAAATTGATACAGAAAGTCATGAAAAAGCTGAGAATTTTTCTTTTTCTAAATGTCAGATACCGATTGGTGCAGAATTGGAATATTATGCTGATCCAAGTTTGAAATGCACTGTAGTAGGCGATCGAAAAGTAGAATATCAAGGGAAAGAAATGTCTTTAACAGCTTTGGCTAAACTGTTATCGGGAAAGAAATATTCCGTTGCAGGCCCAAGATTCTTTAAGTATAAAGGGGAATGGTTGAACGACATTAGAGCACGGATGGGCTTTTGATGCTTACATAAGCTAATATGATAGTTTAAAATACTATAAAAATTTAAGAGGAAAATAAAATGATAAACATTCGTAAATTAGAAGCAGAATTATGGGAATCGGCAGACTTGCTGCGTGCAGGTTCAAAGCTGACATCTAACCAGTACTGTATGCCGGTGCTTGGTTTGATTTTTCTGCGTTATGCATATAGCAGATATAAAATGGTAGAGGCAGAGATTTTGAAAAACCGTCCTTCTCGTGGCGGACGTGTAATGCCTGTGGAAGCAAGCGATTTTGCAGCTAAAAGTGCGCTTTATCTTCCAAAAGAGGCACAGTATGATTATTTGCTGAATCTTCCAGATGATATTGCATCTGCAGGTATTCTGAACAAAGATGGCCACACAATGAACAGTCTGGGTGAAGTAGTTAATAATGCAATGCAGTTGATTGAAGAACAAAGTGAGCAGCTCACCGGTGTCCTTCCGAAAAGTTATACAGATTTCTCTGATGAAATACTGTCAGAGCTTCTTCGTATATTCAACAACAGTGCATTGGATGAAGTGGGCGGCGATATTATCGGCCGTATTTATGAATATTTCCTGAATAAGTTTGCAAAAAATATTGCTTCTGATGACGGCGTGTTCTTTACTCCAAAGTCATTGGTAAAAATGATTGTAAATGTTATCGAGCCAAAGAGTGGTATTTTGCTGGATCCTGCTTGCGGTTCAGGCGGTATGTTTATCCAGTCCGGAGATTTTGTAAATCATTCCGGTATGAATGCAAATAATGCTATGACATTCTATGGACAGGAAAAGGTGGAATACAATGCTCAGCTTTGTTTGATGAATATGGCTGTACACGGCCTTACCGGTGTAATCAAATCCGGTGATGAGGCAAACAGCTTTTATCATGATGCACACAATCTGAACGGTTGCTGCGATTATGTAATGGCAAATCCACCGTTTAATGTAGATAAAGTAAAAGCAGAATCGGCTGAAAGTGCAGGCCGTCTTCCGTTTGGTATGCCTGCGGTTAATAAAAACAAAGAAATCGGTAATGGTAACTATCTGTGGATTTCCTATTTTTACTCATACCTTAATGAACATGGTTGTGCAGGCTTTGTTATGGCATCTTCTGCTACGGATAGCCAGGGAAAAGACAAGGATATCCGTGAAAAGCTGGTAAAAACAGGCCATGTGGACGCAATGGTAAGTGTGGGAAATAACTTCTTCTACACCAAGTCCCTGCCTTGCTCTTTGTGGTTCTTCGACAAAGGAAAATCAGAAGAAATCAAGGACAAAGTGCTGTTTATTGATGCCAGAAACTATTATACAGTGGTTGACCGCACATTGAATGAATGGTCCGAATGGCAGTTGAAAAATCTGAATGCCATTGTATGGTTGTATCGTGGTGAGATTGAAAAATATCAGCAGTTGATTGCAGAATATAAAAATGTGCTTGGAGAGGCGGTATCGTTTGAGGAGTCGCTTCACCTTTTGAAAGAAGAACTGAAAGATTTACAGAAGCGGGCAAAAACCGAAGTGGAAGCCGCCGGAAGAAATGATAAGAAACGGGTGCAGGCATCTTATGACGAATTGATAGCAGCAAAGAATGAAGAAATTACTGTTGCAAAAGAGGCGGTATGGCTCTATGAAAAGTTCGGTGAAGGTGTTTATGCTGATGTACTTGGTCTGTGCAAAGCTGCAACCATTGCAGAAATTGAAGAAAAAGGCTGGTCACTGACGCTGGGTGCGTATGTAGGTGTGGCACCGGTGGAAGATGACGGTGTAAATTTTGAAGAACGTATGGCAGAAATTCATCGTGAACTTTTATCTCTGCAGGCAGAATCCAATGATTTAATGGATATCATCTCACAGAATATGAAGGAGATGGGGTTATGAGTTGGGAATATGTAACCTTGGACAAGCTTGGAACCATTTCAAGAGGTAGATCAAAGCATCGTCCTCGAAACGATAAAACATTGTTCGGTGGTAAATATCCGTTTGTGCAGACTGCAGACGTGAAAGCGGCAGAATTTTATTTGACAGAGTATACAGATACGTATAATGAACGAGGACTCGAACAGAGTAAGCTATGGAAAGCTGGTACGTTATGTATTACAATAGCTGCCAATATTGCAGATACAGCTATTTTGGGCATTGATGCCTGTTTTCCAGATAGTATTATGGGCTTTATACCTTATGATGGTGTATCAAATGTTAAGTTTGTGAAATATGCATTTGATATTTTACAAAGAGATTGTCAAAAGATATCACAAGGAACAGCTCAAGATAATCTTTCTTGGAAAAAACTTTCAACCATTAAGTTTCCGGCACCACCTATTGAAGTACAAGACAGGATAGTAGCTATTCTGTCAGTATACGATGATTTAATTGAGAACAACAAAAAACAAATCAAGCTTCTTGAAGAAGCGGCACAGCGTTTGTATAAAGAATGGTTTGTTGATTTACGTTTTCCTGGATATGAAGACACACTTATTGTAGATGGAGTGCCAGAGGGGTGGAAGAAAGAAAAGCTGATTGATATTGCAAATATCCAGTATGGTTTTGCTTTTGATGGTTCGTTGTTTAATACTCAAGGAAAAGGTACACCGATAGTTAGGATAAGAAATATTCCTAACGGAATAACCAATGACTATACTACGCAAGAGGCAGATGAACAATATACTGTTTCAAATGGTGATATTGTTGTGGGAATGGATGGAGAATTTCATATCAATTCATGGAGTGGAAATACGGCATATTTGGTACAGCGGACCTGCAAATTTGAGCCTAAGAAAGAGATAATGCGAGGATGGCTGTTACAAGCTATATATGAACCAATTAAATTCTTTGAAAAAACAGTAGTTGGTGCTACAGTTGCTCATTTAGGGAAAAAACATATTGATACGATAGAATTGCTAACAGGGCCGGATGAATTATATGTTCCTTTTGAATATTTATTCCAAAAGAGACAATTGCTGCTAAATCAGAATATTCTACTGGCGGAAGCTCGTGATCGTTTATTGTCAAAACTTATGAGCGGAGAATTGGAGGTGTGATTATGGCAAAAGGTGCTGATTATAGTGACTTAGCAAACATAAAAACTGCAAAACAAAAGAAACAAGAAGCTTTGGAAAACACAATTAATGAGGATATTACTGCTATCGATGAAGCAATTTCTTCAGATGATGAAGCACAAATGAAGCATATTCATATGATGATAGATGGTAAATACAGTGCAGTTATATCTAATATTGGGCAAAGTGCTTATGGCTATATAGAAAAATATGGTTTTAATTACGAACTTATCGGAAAAGAATCGCTTGTACATAATCTCTATCTTATGAAGGCAAAACTTCAAGGATATTTGTGCTACTTTCCAACAAAAGCGGTTGAAGCAGTTCCACAAAATAATTTCAGTGTAAATGTATCAAACATTAATGAAATAAATATTATGCTTTCCTTTGAGCAGGCAAAACAGCAGATAGAGGACATGCCTGGATTAACAGATGCAGATACAGAAGAAATAAAGTCAAAGATTGATGACTTGGAGAATATATACAAGGAATCGATTTCAAAAAAGAAAAAATGGGAAAAGGTCAAACCTATATTATCATTTGCTATAGATAAAGGAGCTGATGTTGCTATTGCAATTATGAGTTTGCTATTGCAGATGAAGCTTGGAATGTAAAGAAGGTGCTGACAAATGAGCTACGATTATTCTGAAAATATATTAGTACAAGAAAGTGCCGGTAATCTGCTCCGTGATGAATTGGGCTGGGATGTCCGGTTTGCTTATAATACAGAAGTTTTAGGAAAAAACGGCACTTTCGGCAGAGAAAGTTATCACGAGATATTGTTGCTTCGCTATTTTCGTGAAGCATTGAAAAAGCTGAATCCGTGGATTAACGACAATCAGATTTCCGAGGCTCAGAAGGTTTTGAAAAACAGATTTTCAACATCATCCCTCTTGCAGATAAATGAGGAGAAATACTTTCTGATTCGTGATGGAATTCCGGTTACTGTAAAAAAGCCCAATGGACAAACGGAAACAAAGAAAGCAGCGGTCATTGATTTTCAGAATCCGGAAAATAACTATTTTCTTGCTGTCAAAGAAATGAAAATTCATGGCGATTTGTACCGCAGAAGAACAGATATCGTTGGTTTTGTAAACGGTATTCCATTGCTGTTTGTGGAGCTGAAAAAGAATACTGTGGATGTGCAGAATGCTTATGATGATAACTATACTGATTATCAGGATACCATTCCACATCTGTTTTATTACAATGCCTTCCTTATGCTTTCTAACGGAACAGAGGCTAAAGTGGGAATTTTAGGAAGCAAGTATGAGTTCTTCCATGAGTGGAAACGTCTTGCAGAAGAAGATCAGGGGAGTGTTGCGCTTGAAACTATGCTTCGTGGTATTTGTAAGAAAGAAAATTTCCTTGATTTGTTCGAAAATTTTATTCTGTTTGATCATTCCGGCGGATGTACAGCAAAGATTCTTGCCCGTAATCATCAGTATCTTGGTGTAAACGAAGCCATGAAAGCTTATGCTGCCAGAAAATTGAATGATGGTAAATTGGGTGTATTTTAGCATACGCAGGGTTCTGGTAAGAGTTATTCTATGGTGTTTTTAGCGCAAAAAATACGCAGAAAATTTGAAGGTTCCCCGACCTTTGTAATCCTGACAGACCGTGAAGAGTTGAACTCACAGATTAGTGATACATTTGAAAATTGTGGCCTTCTTGGAAAGAATAAGTCCGCACAGTTTATAGCTACCAGCGGTGAGGACTTGGTGCAGAAGTTAAAAGGTAATCCAAGTTTTATATTCACGCTGATTCAGAAATTCAATAAGCCAAACGCAGAACCGATATATCCGGACCACGATATAATCATTATGTCTGACGAAGCGCATCGCAGCCAGTATGGTATTTTTGCTGACAATATGATGAAACTGTTGCCAACGGCAGCTCGTATGGGATTTACCGGCACGCCTTTGCTGTCCAGCGACAATATTACAGCCCGTACTTTCGGTGGTTATGTATCGGTTTATGATTTCAAAAGAGCGGTAGAGGATGGTGCAACGGTCCCTCTTTATTACGAAAATCGTGGCGAGAAAATTCTTGACTTACATAATCCGGAAATTACAGAGCAGATTTTGGATGCGATTGAAAATGCAGATCTTGACGTTGATCAGCAGGATAAATTGGAAGCAGAATTTGCAAAAGAAATTCATCTTATGACAGCTGAACCAAGGTTAAAATCTATTGCAAGAGATTTTGTAAATCATTATTCAGACCTGTGGACAAGCGGAAAAGCCATGTTTGTTTGTCTGAATAAAGTTACTTGTGTTCGTATGTACAACTATGTGCAGGAATACTGGAAAGAAGAAATCAAACAGTTAAAGGCTAAAATAAAAACAGCTACTCAGCAGGAAGCACAGGAGCTGGAGCGTAAGCTGAAGTGGATGCAGGAAACAGAGATGGCTGTGGTAATCAGTCAGGAGCAGAATGAAATCCAAACTTTCAAAAAGTGGAATCTGGATATTAAGTATCACCGCACAAAAATGGAAAAACGAGAACTGGACAAGGAGTTTAAGAATTCTAAGAATCCGCTGCGAGTTGTATTTGTATGTGCGATGTGGCTTACCGGCTTTGATGTAAAATGTCTGTCCTGCCTGTATCTGGACAAGCCATTGAAAGCACATACTCTTATGCAGACAATTGCTCGTGCGAACCGTGTATCAGAAGGAAAGAGCAACGGCTTGATTGTTGATTATATTGGCATTGTAAAGGCACTCAGAAAGGCACTTGCTGATTACACAGCAAATGTTGGTGGTAACGGTGGAACAGATCCAACTGTAGATAAAGAGAAACTGATTGCTCGTATTATTGAAACAATCGAAAAAGCAAAATCTTTTTTGGCAGATAATGACTTCGACTTGCAAATGCTAATTGACGCATATGATTTTCAGAAGCTTTCCTATCTGCAGGAAGCAGCAAATGCGGTATGTGGAACGATTGAAGACAAGAAAACTTTTACAACATATGCATCTGAACTGAACCGCCTGATGAAATATACTGATCGAGATGATATTACCGGTCACACCAGAAAAGAATATGAGGCAATAGCTGCCATCTATGCAGAGCTACAGAAAAAGCGTAAGCATATCAATACTACGGACTTGATGGTCGAAATTAATGCGATTATCAGCTCTTATGTTGAAATTCAGCATATGCCGTCAATGGTACGAGAAGAGCCACGCCGTTTTGATATCAGTGCAATAGACTTTGATTTACTGCGCAGAGAATTTGCCAAGGTAAAGAAAAAGAATCTGGTTCTGAAAGATTTGGAAGAAGTTATTCAGCAGAAACTGGACAGAATGATGTTCTGTAATCCTGACCGAATCAACTATTATGAGCGTTATCAGCAGATTATTGATGATTATAATAGCGAACAGGATCGGGCAACTATCGAAAAGACATTTATGGATTTGATGGATTTGGCAAATCAAATGAATCAGGAAGAGCAGCGTTATGTGAGAGAAGGATTCTCCAGTGATGAAGAACTTTCTTTCTATGATATGTTGTTCCGTGATGATTTAAGCAAAAATGATATCAAAAAACTGAAAGAAGTTGCGGCAGATTTACTTCATAAAATTAAGGACAAGATATCTGAACTTGACCATTGGACGGATAAGCAGGAAACGAAAGCAGCCGTCGATAACCTGATTCGTGATACACTCTGGGCAGAACTGCCGGAATGTTATGACGAGGTAAGTATATCTGGATATCGCCAGAAGATATATGAGTATGTTTATACACGATACAAAGAGGTTGCGTAAGAAGGTTTCTTATATGATTTTGAAGGCGTATTAGGTGTGTTAAAATTAAAGTTTAAATAATAAGGGAGGTCCAACATGGAATTGATATCGGGAATTACGAAAGAAGATTGCTCTGATTATATTATCTATTTCATCGAGGAGCTTTCGGACGAGCTAAAGCAAGAAATTCGAAATAGATTGGTAGCTGTTTGTCACGGAGCAGATCAGGCTCAATCCTCGCTCAAAATATATTCCTACAGGGAAACGGTGAAAGAATTTGTAAAGAGATATAAAACTAATAAAGATGCTTCAGAAGATCGTAAAAAAGGTATGATTGGTGAACTGCTTGTACATATTATTCTGGAACTCGAAGGCAGATTTTTAACTGCTTCTCCATTTTTTAACATGGAAGAACGAAGTTTTAAAAAGGGATACGATGTTGCTCTGTTTGAAACTGCGACTAATGAATTGTGGATTGCAGAAGTTAAATCCGGTAATATTCAAAAAGGTCAGAAAAATGCATCGTCTGCTGTTGTCGGGCTAATAAATACTGCAAAAAATGATCTTAAAACACGTTTGAATGATTCTAATACCAGTCTTTGGCTAAATGCATTGAATGCTGCAAAAGTTTCTATGAGCGATAGTAACCATCAAAAAGATGCGGTAATGAAACTCTTGGGTCAATGTGCGGATGATGCAGTTGATGAAAATAATTCGAGTGATTCATTTAATGTCGTTCTATCAGCTACCCTTTTTCATCCTATGTCTGAACATATGGAAGCAACAAAGGTTGGGAAAAAGCATATAAAGATTGTCAAAGAAGGACTTTTCAAAAAAGTGTTTATAATGGCAATTCAAAAAGAGACTTTCGATGCTGTTTATAATTTTTTAGAAAGTGAGGCAAAAGATGAAGTATGATTTAACTCTTGCAAAAATTAGAAATACTGATTTTGCATCACTGTATGACCGCTTTATCATCGGTGAAAAATTAAGCAAAAGACAGTATGAAATTTTATTGGCAATCGCTATCTGTTTCACAAATGCAGATGACACCAATGTACAGGGATTAGGTTATCGCATTGTGGTTGAATATTGTAATCAGAGAAGAGATTATATTCCTCTTTATGAAATAGCTGTCAATAAAGGACTCTATCCTGTTAGCAAATTTATTGAGAAACATTACATTGATGATTCAAAGAGGAATTTTTTCACCGAATGGAATGACGCATTTGTGGAGCAATATGTATCCGGTGAAATATGTCGAAGCGAACAGCAAAATTCTTTGGTTCATTTTTTTGAAAGTAAAAAAGAAGACACGGTTTCAGTCATTGCACCGACTTCATACGGAAAATCGGAGCTCATCCTATCGGCAGTAAAAGAATATGCAGGAAGAAAAATTTGTGTTTTAACATCCACCAAGGCGCTTCTCGTACAAACAAAGAAAAGAATACAGCAGATCAGTAAAGGTATATTTTCCAAAGTTGTGGTTCATCCAGAAATGTATAACCCTAACGATACTTCTTGTCTTGCGGTATTAACACAGGAAAGACTATTAAGAATATTTAAGAAAGATCCTTCGCTTTCTTTTGATTGTATTATTGTAGATGAAGCTCATGAAATCTTGGAGGAAAACAGTAGAAGTCGAACTTTGGCTAATGTTATTATCATTGCACAGAAAAGAAATCCAGATGTGGCTTTTAAATTTTTAACACCATTTCTTACTGACAGTAAAAATCTAAAAGCAAGATATACAACCTATGATATTGAGGGTTTTAAGGTTACTGAGTACATAAAAACAGAAAAATATTACTTGTATGACTTAAGAAATCATACTGGGCTGAAGCTATATGATCAATTTCTCAACAGGTATCTTCCGTTATCAGAGAATAGAAATCTTGGCTTTGAAGAGGATGTTGTCAAAGCATATAGTGCTGGCAAAAATATAATCTACCTTAACAAACCGACAGACATTGAAAAATTTGCGCTGGCATTGTCTGATGTGCTGCCAGAAATGGATTCGGAAATGATCCAAACTGCGTGTGATAATATTTCGAATTATTTACAGCCACAATACAATTTGCTGGCCTGTTTGCGCAAAGGAATTATATATCATCATGGCAGTGTACCTGATGCAATAAGAATCTATATAGAAGATCTCTATAAAAAAGATGACTCTGTTAAATATGTCATCACCAGCTCTACTCTACTGTCTGGTGTGAATCTCCCCGCCGAAAGAATGTTCATTCTGGATAATAAACGAGGACGATCCAACCTGAGTCACGATTCGTTCAAGAATCTTGTGGGACGTGTATGTAGGTTTAGTGAAATTTTCAATGACGAAACAGGAAACTTGCAACGCTTGGAGCCACAGATATATCTTGTGTTTGGGAAGTACTTCGCACAAAATGCTAACTGTGAAAGCTTTCTGCGCAATGTGGCAAAAGTGGAACAAAACTATAAAGATGCAGTTGATAATGTTTTACTTAGTGAAGCAAAGATTACAACCATGAATGAAGAAGAGTTACGCCATGCATCAGAGTTCATAGAGAACTATGAAAATGGAGTAGTTGAAGATTATCAAGAAAGGTATACGAGTACTGTTTCTGGAAAAGCTTGTATCATGAATGGTATAACTGAGCTTGATATTTTTGCACATGAAGCTGCTATTCAGCAACAAGTCAATGGTTATCAAAGTGAGAATTTAAAAATCAGCGATTCAAACACATTGTTGGAAACAATCTATGAACTATTTATTCAGTACCTTCCTGATAATGGCGCAGAAAGTCTAAAACGTCTCGAAAATCAAGAGGCTCGTAATTTTTATTCCATGATGTTTGAATGGCGAGTGGAAAATAAATCTTATGCTGAAATGATAAACTTGTTTGTGGGATATTGGCAGCAGCTATATAAAAAGGACAAGAATGTAATTGTATATGTTGGAAAGTGGGGCGATGTTAAGCGTTCTGGAAGTAATGTTGCACGATATACTAAGATTTTTGGGAAAGACAGAACGCAACTGATAAATTTGGCAATCGTTCGTATAAAAGAAGAACAAGATTTTATTGATAATACTTTGATCAAATATGTTGAAGTTCTCTATGATCTTGAGTTAATTGAAGATAACTTTTATGCTCGGATTAAATACGGAACTGATGATGAACGTGCAATTTGTTTAATTAAAAATGGTCTGTCTTTAAGTTCAGCGGTATTATTGATAAAAAAATATAATAGTTATTTGCAAATAAATGTTTCTTCCAGTACGGTTGTCTTTGATGATGCTCTGATCTCAGAAATGAAGAAAGAGAACGAAAATCAAATTTTAATATATGAAGTGCAGAATTGTATGTGATGATAGTTAATGGAAAGATTTTTGTTAAATAGCAATTCTGAGGATAGTGTAAGGCATGTGCGGCAGTTCCATTTTGCAGGACGGGAAAATCGTGGGTGCTGTCACGCATGTGTGTGTCAATGACCCTACCGGATTTAGTACCATACACAAGGACATCACTGAACGTCTATAAGAATATTGTACGCCGTATAGACGACCTTGGGCGAATTGTAAGGGGATAAGTGCACCCATTTTTATGATTGAAATTTGAGCAATCGTAAAAATTTGCGATTGATTTTGCGTGCATTATAACGCAATTAAAACTGAATATGAATTAAGCGTAAGCATTCAACTTAATGGTTGGGTGCTTTTCTTTTTGCCCGAAACTCTACCAACCAGGCAATAAAACTGCGCAGCAGAATAAATTACAATTTTATCAAAATTAGAAACAAGCTAAATTCCCTTAGGAACTAAGGGTGCATTTCTATACCGGTCTATAAATGCCGGTATGTGCGTTCTCCGAAGGTAATGTTCCTGTGCTTGAACACATTCACATATTGCGGAATAGCATTCCGGTCAAGAGTAATCTCTTGCGGCTGTAAGCCTATCTCTTACATACCTTGCCTCGCTGCAAGGATATTAAAAACTTACGAAAAAGGAGACTTGAAGAAAATGAAAAACGAAAAAGAAAAACTGGAAAAGGATTTGGAAAATGCGCAGATGAAGCTGTCACAGACAGAACACAAAGTGCAGGCATTGGAGAATCAAAGGAAATTCCTAATGAAGAAAGAGGATCGTCAGCGTACCCATCATCTCTGCAATATGGGCGGAGCCATCCAAAGCATTTCCAAAGATGCAGATGCCTTAACGAAGGTAGAATTTTTCCTTCTGATGGAACAGATTTTTTCTCTGTCCGCAGTACAGGAGTTAGTGGCAGAAGCAAAACGAAAACACGATGAAGGAGGCGATGTTTAATGGCGTTATATCACTTTCATGTAGACCAGGTAAAACGAAGCGAAGGGCGCAGTGCGGTGGCAAGTGCCGCATATCGTGCCGGAGAGAAATTGCATAATCTCTGGGACGGTGAAACGCATGATTACACAAAGAAGGGCGGTGTAGTTTTTACGGAAATTATGCTGCCGCCCAATGTGCCGGAGCATTTTTCTGACAGGTCAACCTTATGGAATGACTTGGAGCAGTTTGAAAAGCGTGGGGATGCACAACTTGCTTATAGTTTTGATATTGCCATGCAGAATGAATTTACTTTGGAAGAAAATATTGAATTCGCAAGGCAGTTTGTTAGAGAGCAGTTTCTTTCTGCGGGCATGATTGTAGATTTTGCATTTCATCTGCCGGGAAAAGATGAGAACGACATACCCAATCCCCATTTTCATGTGCTGGTTCCCATTCGTCCTCTGAACGAGGATGGAACCTGGGGAGCAAAGCAGCATCGAGTTTACAATTTGGATGAAAACGGTCAGCGCATTAAAAAAGAAAATGGCCAATGGGATTTTGTTGCGGTGCCTACAACCGATTGGGGCAGACCGGAAACCTTGCAGAAATGGCGTAAAGAATGGGCGAAGTTTATCAACAGCAAATTTGAAGAAAAAGGACTGGATTGCAGAATTGATCATCGCTCTTATGTAGATCAGGGATTGGATTTACTGCCGACGGTTCACGAAGGCCCTCAGGTTCGCAAAATGGAAAAGCGAGGTATCCGTACAGAAAAGGGAGACTTAAATCGTTGGATTAAGAAATTCAATCAGATGTACCGGAGCCTGCAGTCAACCATTGCAGCTTTGAAAGAATGGATAAAGGAAGCGAAAGAAATTCTGAAAGAACCGGAGGAAGTGTACTTGGTAGATCTGCTCCGGGATTGTCAGGACATGCGAAATCAAGTGGCATCTACTTATCAGCGTGGGAAAAAACGAGCAAAGATCAGCAACATGAAACGCTTTAATGAGGAATGCAATTATTTACTGAGGCGAAATATAAGCACGTTGTCAGAATTTGAAAACTATATTCTTTCTCTGAACGACCAAATCGGCAGCTCAGTTTCTTCCATGAATGAGAAAAAAGAGAAGATAAAAGAGCTGCAGCAGCTGATAGAACAGGCAAAGGTTTATAAGGAATTAAAACCGATCGCAGAGGAGTTGAAAAAGGAACAGTACAGATTCAAAAAAGCCAAAGTGAAGTATCAGGAAGAGCACGAAACAGAACTTCGTAGATATTATATGGTGAAGCGCAAACTGAAAGAAGCTGGATTCGAAAAAGAACCTTTTCCGCTGAAAGCATGGGAAAAAGAACTCCAGCAGTTGGAGGCGCAGTATTCGGAAGAATATGAAGCCTATAAACCTATGAATCAGGATTTGAAGATGCTGTATCAGATTAAAGGTGACGTAGATAAAGTGATGCGGGAATTGCATCCGGAGTTATTGCAGACACAGAAAAACAATACGGAGAAGAGAAAAGTACAGGAGGAACGATAATGAGTTACACACAAGAACAGATCGACAGAGCAAATCAGGTAAATTTGGAGCAGTTTCTTCGCTCGCAGGGGGAGAAACTTATCAAAAGCGGGAGAGAGTATCGTTGGAAGAAACACGATAGTCTTACCATCAACGGCAATCGCTGGTTCCGTCACAGTCAGAATAAAGGCGGCTTCCCATTGGATTTTGTGATGGAGTTTTATGACAAAACATTTCCGGAAGCGGTGGAAATGTTGCTTGGGGAAAAGCCTATGAAACCAGTAACACAAGAAACGGTAAAAGAAGAATTTCGTTTGCCTCCGTTTTCCATGAATCAGGACAGAGTGAAAAAGTATCTGACAAAAGAAAGAAACCTTCCCTTGTGGTTGGTGGAAGAATTTATCGAAAACAATCTGATTTACGAAGATGCCAAACATCAGAATGTTGTGTTTGTGGGGAGAGATGAAAACGGCATTCCACGATATGCACATTGCAGAGGAATCGCAGATAACTCTCGAAGGGATGTGACTGGTTCTGATAAATCCTATGGATTTTGTTACAGAGGAAAAGGAACCGAATTGTATGTGTTTGAAGCAGCGATAGATTTACTGTCCCACATTGCCTTATATCCGGCTGGATGGAAAGAGCACAGTTATCTTTCGCTGGGCGGTGTTTCGCCAAAAGCATTGGAACGTTTTCTTTCTGAACGAGAGGATATTGAAAGTGTATTTATCGCCACAGACAACGATGAAGCCGGAAACAATGCCGCAGAAAAATTGGCAGAATTACTTCCGAAGAACCTGTCCGTGTATCGATTGCTCCCTCAGGCAAAGGATTGGAATGAAGAATTGATAAATGAGAGAAACGGATTGAAGACTGATGAATATATAACCATTGGTGTGAGAAAACCACAAGATTCTCCGAAAACAGTTCCTATGATCCGCATGAGCGATGTGGAACAGACGGAAGTAGACTGGCTCTGGTATCCCTATATTCCATTTGGTAAATTAACCATTATTCAGGGCAATCCCGGAGAAGGCAAAACATTCTTTGCCATGCAGCTGGCGGCGGCCTGCACCAATCAGAAGTTTTTGCCGGAGATGGAACCTTTTGAGCCATTCAATATGATTTTTCAGACAGCAGAGGACGGTTTGGGAGATACCGTCAAGCCAAGGTTGTTATCTGCAGAAGCCAATTTAGATAGAGTGTTGGTCATAGATGATGCAGAAAATCCGCTGACATTAGCAGATGACCGTATTGAAAAGGCCATCAGAGAAAACAATGCAAAGCTGATGATTATTGACCCGTTGCAGGCATTTCTCGGTGCCAACGTGGATATGAACAGGGCAAATGAGGTTCGACCGATTTTTCGTAAATTGGCTGACATTGCCCAGGCTACCGGCTGTGCCGTAGTGATGATTGGACATCTGAATAAAGCGTCTGGAGCACAAAGTACTTATCGTGGACTTGGTTCCATTGATATTACCGCAGTTGTGCGAAGCCTTTTATTTGTAGGCAGGGTAAAGGATGACCCAACCACAAGAGTGATTGTCACGAAAAGAGTTCTCTTGCACCTCCAGGACAGTCTTTAGCTTTCTCTCTGGGAGACCAGAAAGAATTTCGTTGGATTGGAGCTTATGACATCACTGCAGAGGATTTGCTTTCCGGCGGTGAAGGAAGCAAGACGGAACTAAAACAGGAGCAGGCAGTGAAATTGATTTATGAAATGCTTGCGGGCGGCAAAGAGATTTCCATTGCAGAAATCAATAAAGAAGCGATTGAACGTGGCATATCGGAACGAACAGTCAGGCTTGCAAGAAATCAGATAAAGAACGAACTTGGAAGTGAACGCAGAGGAAAAGACTGGTGGATATGGCTGAAAGGGCAGAAAAGTGAAACGGCAGAGAATCTATAAGTTCTAAAGTTTGCCGCTTTGCCGGTTCAGTATAAAATAAGGAGGATTTTACAATATGAAAGAAGTGCCTATCTGGGAAAAGAGCAATTTGACACTGGAAGAAGCTGCGGCTTATTCCGGTATCGGTATCAATAAATTAAGAGAAATCACTAATAATGACAGATGTGAGTTTGTGCTTTGGGTGGGAACAAAACGACTAATTAGGAGAAGGCAGCTGGATAAATACACCGAGCAGTGTTACTCCATTTAACGCTGTCTGATATATGAACTTACCATAGCAAAAAGGGCTTTGATATGATAAAATGAGGATGCGGCGAAAACAGCATTTGTCGCAGTACGTCATATCAGGGCCCTTTTCGTTTTAAGAAAGGAGACCATACATGTCAACAAAACGCAAAGATAACAAAGGTCGTGTTTTACGAACCGGAGAGAGCCAGAGAAAAGACGGACTTTATGAATACCGTTATACAGATGCCAATAAAAAGAGACGTTCGATTTATTCTGCTGATCTGATGGAGCTTCGCAAAAAAGAGGATGAAATCAAAGTGATGACACACGAAGGCATTGATTATGCCGGAGGCGAGATTACAGTCCTTGAATTAGTGGAACGCTACACAACTATAAAACGAGGTGTGCGCTATAATACGCAGACAGGTTACCGATTTGTGTTAAGCGTTCTGAAGAAGCAAATATTCGGTCAGAGAAAAACCCGTGATATCAAGATGTCCGATGCCAAGCTGTGGATCATTGATTTGTTTGACCAGGGCTATTCCTACAGTACCATTGCAAGTATTCGTGGGGTTGTAAAACCGGCATTTCAGATGGCATATACCGAAGACATCGTTCGCAGAAATCCTTTTGATTTTCGTTTGGATATCATTCCGAATAATACTCAGAAAAGGGTTGCCTTGACAGAAAAGCAGCAGAAAGATTATCTGAATTATATTGCTCAGGATAAGCATTACAGCAGGTACCTGGATGAGATTATTATTCTTCTGGGAACAGGCATGCGTATCAGCGAGCTTTGTGGGCTGACGATGTCAGATTTGGATTTTGAACGTCGCAGAATTCGAGTGGACCACCAGTTGGTGCGAACTCGTGATGGTAAGCGTTATATTGAGAAAACCAAGACCGAGAGTGGATGCCGTTATATTCCAATGAGCGATGAGGTCTATCAGAGTTTCTACAATATACTGTCCAATCGAAAGAAGCAGAAGAAAGAGATTATGATTGATGGCTATGCCGGATTTATTCTTTTGGATAAAGACGGAAATCCGAAGGTAGCCATGCACATTCAGAAAGTGGTCAAGCGGCTGTGGGAGAAGTACAACGAGGAAAATATCATTCCTTTGCCAAGAATCACACCTCATGTTTTCCGCCACACCTTCTGCACCAATATGGCAAATGCAGGAATGGATTTGAAAAGTCTGCAATACTTAATGGGACATTCAGATGTAAGCGTAACGCTGAATGTTTATACACACAACAGTTATGAAAAAGCGGAAGAATCCATGGCGAAAATTGTATCCTTTGGCGGTGAAATGCCGAAGGAAAAGATGAGATGCCTTGGATAAGAAAGCCGGATTTCCCGGCTTTTAGGTACCACATTTACTACGCCAAATGGCCAAAAACCTATGTAGAGAGACGTAGATTTGTGTCGGAAATGAGGTTGAAATTTGTGCAATTAGCACAAAAATATAGAGATATAAAGACTTATAATGAGGTATAATGTATGATAAAAGTGCTCATGATTTGCCACGGCAATATACTGGTAACTCTCTAAAAAGTGCTTGTTTTCAAGGGATTGTAGGTGTAAGGAAAGTGCTTTTACACAGGTTTTACACGGTTTGGAGAAATGATTTTTTTGACTAATTACTATGACAGAATTTGAGAGTCTTGTTGCAATGAAAATTCATGTGTAGAAAGAAATATGTATGGAAAAATATGAAAAATGGGTTCGGCAGTAAAGGGCTGTTTTACACAGTCAGTTACTGCCGGATTTTTTGCTTTAAGAGTTGGATTTTTTCTCATGGTCACGGGCCATAGTCTCATCAATTGCACGGTTGATAAAAGCGGTAGCACTTTCTTCCATAGAGGCTGCATGGTCTTGGACAACAGATCTGCGTTCCGGTGTCATACGAACTTTCACTTCTACGAATTTGCTATTATATCTGGCATTGGCTTCTTTACGAGCCTGCGTTAATTTCCTTCCAGTCTTTTTCTCTTCATTCATTTTACCTATCTCACAATCTGCCCATTCGGGCGCAATTTTCCAAACACAGTATAACACAAAAATGGACATCTGACCATGTATTTTTGAAATGGACATGCGACTATACAAATTTTGATTGACAGGACATGCGACTATGTCCTATAATGGAATTCCAAACAACATAGTACATAGAACGAAAGGAGCAAACTTATGACAAGGAAAAGAAAAGATTACAGAGAATTGAAAGTAAGTAGTTTTAGTGGTTATGGCTACAAGTCAGCTCCGATGCTTAGGATTCAGGGGTTATGGCTTGAAGAGTTGGGATTCAATGTTGGAGATCCTATTCTGGTGAAATGCGAAGATGGAAAGCTGGTTATTACATTAGACCATGCGAGAGAAGAGGCTGAAGCTAAGGAGCAGGCTTTCCTTGATGAAGAGATGAAGAAGCTGCATAAGAAATTCGAGGCAGAGAAGAAAAAGATTTACCAGCAGGTTGTGGCAGAGAGGGAAGTGAGGTACGGCGTATGAGTGGAAAGATAATAATGATTGGCTCCATGAAAGGTGGAGTATCCAAGACAGTTACTACATTCAATCTGGCATATTCTCTTAGTAAATTGGGAAAGAAAGTGCTGGCAGTGGATTTCGATAGTCAGGCTAATTTATCGACTTGCCTTGGAGTGGAAGATGTGACGGCAGTGCCTGTGACAATAGGAAATCTGATGATGGCTCAGATTGAAGAGGAAGAGCTTCCAGAAAGAAACGAATACATCCAGACCAGAAATGGTGTTGATTTTATTTCGTCTTCAATGGTTTTGTCTGCGGTAGATGCTAAGCTTCGTCTTGAAATGGGAGCGGAAAAGATGCTTTCAGATATATTGGAAAAACTTCGGGGGTCGTACGATTACATTCTTATCGACACTTCTCCATCATTGGGTGCCTTGACCATCAATGCCATGTCTGCAGCAGATGAAGTTCTTATCACAGTTAATCCTCAGCTTTTGGCGATGATGGGATTACAGGATTTCCTTAAAACAGTAAAGAAGATTAAGAATAGAATTAATTCGAAACTATCAGTGGCAGGTATATTGCTTACGATGTGTGATTCCAGAACGAACCTTTGCAAGGTTATTACAGAGGAAGTGACAGAAACATTTGAGGGTCAGATAAAGATTTTTGAAAGTATGATACCAAATACGGTAAAGGTGGGTGAATCTGTATATTATTCTGAACCACTTGTGGAATATGCACCGGACAGTAAGGCGTGTGTCGCCTACAACAATTTAGCAAAGGAGTTGATTGAGAATGAAGGCTAATTCTACGAAAAGAAAAATATTTGATGCAGTTGATTTGCTGACTGAGGATACTTCGTCACAGATGCCGGTAAAGACCATGAAGGGTGGAGTAACGATGCTTGACATCGACTCCATCAAACCATTCCACAATCATCCGTTTCATTTGTATGAGGGGGATCGCCTGGACGATATGGTGGAAAGCATCAGAGACCACGGAATCCTTAATCCAGTGATAGTGCGTAAAATTGATGATGGATATGAAATGCTTTCCGGTCACAACAGACAGAATGCTGCAAAGATAGCAGGACTTAAAAAGATTCCTGCTATTATCAAATATGATTTGCCCGATACAGATGCTTATGTGTATGTGATAGAGACAAATCTGATGCAGAGGTCCTTCGATTGCACTATAGTCCGATACTATGAATTTATAACCAGGCTTTGCAATGAAGGCTGTACGGATCAGCTGAGAGAGTGTATCAGGGATATCATCATATAAAAGCTGCAGCATATCATAATCACCAGTACGAACAATCTCACGTGCATCTGCAAGATCAGGAAGATGATTTTGCGGTAGATTTTGCAACTGAATAAGTCTGCCAGCCCAACGCCCGGAACGATTGGCGCCGTAAAATTGAAACATTCCATGGGCCCGGCCATCATTACATACCGCATTCTGCATGGCTTGATATTTTTTGACGGATGATTTGGCAAGCTGGAGCCTAAGTTTAAGTGCATCAGCGACATCTCCAGTTGTATCTTTTATCATGACAGCCACATCTTTCTTGCCAAGAGATTCTGCTTCGATGCCATTTTCAGAAAGCCACTGCTTCATCTGAACTACACTGTTTGGATTGTCCAGATTTGTGATATTCTGCATAGCAACCATAAGTGATGCTTTTGATTTTTCATCGAAGGCGATAGCATTCTCAACTACAGCCATATCCAACATTATACCTCTGTCGTTGATCTTCTGATCTAGATGGTATTCATCCCATACAAAGTCAGGAACCGGAAAGCGAGAGAGTTTTTGTTTTATTGCCATTTCTACATCGACATCACACTTATTGTATGTCTTGAAGGTTTCCCATTTGTCTGGTGCATGCTCCGGAAGGTTTCTGGTTCTACCGCCATTAACTTTGGTTGCTTTGCATGGAGAGCAGAAGTATCTGATGAGGTCTTTACCTTCTTTCATTTTCTGATCCTGAAGTTTAAGTACAGCACCGACACCTTCAAGTGAAAGCGGTAATCCCATATAAGCAGACCATATCATGGTACATTTCCAAGAGGCAGGATCCAGATATTTGGAAGCAGGATCTTCAGGAATGCTATAGCCTTTGAACTTATCAGGATAGTGCTTCTTTAACCAGTTGGAGATACAGATACGTTCAAAGGAAGCATTGAAAGCCCATTTGGTAACAGTATCATCAGTAAGTGCATCCATTATTTCTTTCGGAATAGTATCGCCACAGGCAAGGTCATATACTACAACATCTCCACCATCAACAGATACTCCGAATAACAGTATTTCAAAATTATCAGACTCAGCGTACTTGTAAACACCACATTTGGCTATATCAACATCGCTGTAAGTCTCCAAGTCTACCGACAACTCTTGTATTTTCATATATTTTCAGTCCTTTACAAAAAGTAGGCGGCAGCTGCAGAAGCCACCGCCCGAAGGTCAATGAGTTACATATTAGTCAAGGAAATCGTCCTCTTCTTCGGAAGCAAAGTCATCCTCTGCACGAGACTTGCCACCAAGAGGCTCACCGTCACGAATCTTCTGGAGATTGTTAAGACCACATGCGATACCCTTGTTACCGTTGCTGTTGAAAGCATAAAGATTGATGGAAGCTCTACCGTAAACACCGGAATATACTTCGGATCTCTCAAGGATAGGCTGTCTGTCTGCATCCACGATACCAGGAGCAGTAGCACTATTCGCGTTGATGAAGTAGCATCCCTTGTAAGCTTCATCATCAGGTCTTTCAAGATCACCATCACGAAGAGGTGTCTTAAGTACAGAGAGTGCAGGTACGGTCTTGCCGTTGCCTTTAAGCTTGGACTCACCGTCCTCATATGCTGCCTGGATAGCTGCCTTGATTTTCTCAACAGTAGCGGTATCAGACTTCGGAATGATGAGGGAGACACTGTACTTAGGTGCTCCACCATTGATTGACTTAGGATCCCACACGTTAGCGTAGCTCCATCTTGTGTTTACTCCAGTGATAACTTTTGTAGCATTCATAAACTTTGGCATGATGTTGTCCTCCTTATTCTTCTTAACTAAAATCATCTTTTGACGTATTAAGTGCCGGTCTCTTATCTGACGCAGGCACCAGTGTAGGTTTACCCTGAGGTTTTGCAATAAGAGCACCCAGGAGCTCTTCAAACTTTTTCTTACCTAAGAGAGAAGTCATTGCTGTGATACCGAGAAGTTTCTTCTCATAAGGGTCATAACCGTTATCTTTGACAACAAAGGCAACTGCCTCTTCATCGGTGTATTTACGGTTTGCCCTGCCTTCAACGACTTTGAATCCGGGATATTCTGTTCCAGATAAAGCCTGCTGTAAGGCATATTCCTTGATGTCAGCTGCCCAGGCAGTGAGATCGTCAATCTTTGGAAGGATTGCTGCAATCTCTGTTTTGCTTAAGGAAGCAGGCATCTCAAAATCATATTTAGCAAGTTCCAGATTGTATTCTGCACGCTTGCGACAGGTAGCCTTAGCTTTGCAGAAGGTGCAGTGGTCACCGGCTTTGAATTCACCTTCGCCGCTGAAAGCAAGCTCTGCTGTAGGCTTCAAGAAATCATCAGCCCATTTCAGAAGGTCTTCCTTCTTAATAGTGAAAGTGCTGACATTCTCACGGCGGGGTTGGAAGATGGTCATCTTTACAGAAGTAATGTCATAGATGCCATCGTAGATATCCAATGCTCCAAGTGCATAGCACATCATTTGCGGATTATCTTCTGCTTCTACCAAAACACCGAGTCCGTACTTGAAGTCGATGATATGTAATACATCATCCGCTACAATCAGACAGTCACCGGTACCGAATCCCTCAGGAACCCATTTAGAAAAATCAAGTCTCTGCTCAACCAGCACCTGTGGATCCTTGCAATGAGTTTTGGCTTCTGTAAGCTGCTCCATAACATAGGAACAATATTCATCTGTGCAGTAAGCCATTTCCTGATCGAAGTAATCCAGGTCATCTGTCGGATCGGGTGGATGCTGTCCGAGTGCGGTAAGTACTTTGAATTCACAAAGGCTGTGTGCATCGGCACCCTGTTTTGCATAAGGGCTGGCTTCATCTTTAATATCCGCACACAGCTTTGCGGACGGTGGACAGTTTAACCACCTATGGCTTGCCGATGCAGAGAGAAGTGCATGTTTAGGCATTTCCGATTACCTCCGCTTCAGCGATAAGTGCTGCATACTGCTCAGCAGGAACATCTTTCAATGTGCCGCCATTTCCATACTTCTTAACAAGTGCTTTTACCTCAGCCCTGTGCTGTCCGCCGTCAATGTTGGACTTTCTGGAAAGGACCTCACGCACTGCTTCAAGGGTGTAGGCAGGTTCCTCTTTTTTTGCTTTTGCTTTGACAGCAGGCTTAGGTGCCTCAATTGCTTTCTGTTCCGGAACATCGATTACTTTCAAATCCTTATCTTCTAAAGATGCAACCAATTCCCTGACAGCAGTAAGCGCCTTCAAAAGGCTGCTCCCTGTGTTGATGATCTCGTCCAGTAACACGGACAATTCGCTCATTTTGCTCATGTTGTCTTTCTCCTTCCATATTCTGATTTTCAAGGTTCGTTGCCAGTCGCTTTGCCACCACACTTATTGCGATGAGGATGTCACGTAACTCTGCATCCTCTGATGGAAGTGGGTGGGAAGACTGGACTTTCATGTCTTTCTGCATCTGCAGCACCTTCGTTTCCGAGTGACTTATGTGCCTCTCTAATGTTCAAAGGAGATTCGGCTTCAGATTTTCCGAAAAAACTTTTAAGAATTTTTCAGATGTTCTGTAACCTGTCCTTCTAATGTCCAAAGGAGAATGGAAACTAAATATTCCGAAAAATAATCAAACTTTTTTATGCCGCCGCTTAGGCGGTTTTTTCTTTATATAAGGAAGCGATTCTGACGGTGCAGGATAACCACAAAGTTTTTTGAAAAAAGTTCGGAAAATATCGGTCTGAATCTCCTTTGAGCAGTAGAGGGAGCTTGATAAGAGCCCCGGACACTACGGAGGAGGTGATTCCGATGGGATAGGAAATAAGAAAAGACCGGGAATTTTAAGTAGAAAAATTTAACAGGAGGAAAGACATGCAATTGATTTTACAGACAGCGAATGTAATTGCTGATGCAAAGAATTGTAGTTATCCCAACAAGGTAACGGTCACCAATGCATCAGAGCTGCAGGAAGCAGTAAAGATGGATCATGTGTGTGCGGAATATAAGAACAATTACCGCAGCATTGATAATTTCCTTAAGTCGAATGTGGTTGTCATGGATCTTGATAACGACCACACAGATGATCCGGACGAATGGATCACGGCAGAGAAGTTGGAAGAACTTCTTCCTGATATTTCATATGCAGTGGCTCCAAGCAGAAACCATATGGTTTCTAAGAACGGTAAGGCAGCAAGACCTAAATACCATGTGTACTTTGAAATCGAAGCAATGACGGATGCAGCAGCTTATGCAGCATTAAAGGCAGCAATCCATAATGCATATCCATTTTTTGATGGGAATGCTCTGGACGCAGCAAGATTCATTTTCGGAGCTGATAGTGGTGAAGCAGTTTGGCACGAGAGATGGACAACTATTGATGAAGAAGTCGTGGTTGAACTTCCTGATGAGGAAACAGCATCTGGCAGCGGTCCGATTTTAGAAGGAAATCGCAATAACGCCATGAGCCGTTTCGCAGGCAGGGTTCTTAAACGCTATGGAAATACAGAAAAGGCTCACGATGCTTTTATGGAACATGCTCAGAAATGTGATCCGCCGCTATCAGATGAAGAGCTTGCAATTATTTGGGCGAGTGCAATCCGCTTCTTTAATAAGAAGGTTGTGGGTCAGGACGGATATGTTCCGCCGGAAGAGTACAATCAGGATTTTGATGGTGTTTCCTTAGAGCCTGAGGATTTCTCTGATATCGGTGAGGCAAAGGTACTTGCAAGAGAGTATGAGGATGAACTGATTTACAGTGATGCGACAAGCTTCCTTAGATATGACGGCACCTGTTGGTGTGAAAACAAGCAGGATGCGGTAGGAGCCGTGGAAGAGTTTCTGGATATGCAGCTCGTGGATGCCAGGGGCGAACTGAACAGATGCATTGAGGTTCTGGTGGAAGCTGGATTACCTGAAAAGGTTGTTAAGGCAGGTGGTAAGGCACTTGAAAAGCTGATTACTCCTGAACTTGAAAAGGCATATGGAGCATATCTTGCCGCTAAAAATTACTACGCATTTGTTATGAAGTGCAGGAACTTCAAGAATCTTGTAAATGTCCAGAATGCCGTAAAGCCAATGATTCAGATTAAAGTGGAAGATTTGGATGCGAATGAGAACATGCTTAACACGCCTGATGCAACTTATGACCTTAGAAAAGGTATGGCAGGTGCTATGGAGCATTCTCCATCAGATCTTCTTACAAAGATTACAACGGTATCGCCCGGTGACAAGGGAAAAGATTTGTGGGAGGAATCCCTTCAATTATTTTTCTGTGGTAACCAGGAGCTTATTGAATATGTACAGATGACCTGTGGACTTGCAACAATCGGAAAGGTATATGAGGAAGCTCTCATCATTGCCTACGGAGAAGGTCGAAACGGTAAATCCACATTCTGGAATACGGTATCAAAGGTTCTTGGTACTTATGCAGGGACTATTTCTGCTGACACTATGACAGCGAACTGTAGAAGAAATGTGAAGCCGGAAATTGCTGAGCTTAAAGGTAAGCGTCTTGCGATTGCAGCAGAGCTTGAAGAGGGAATGCTTCTTTCAACCTCAGTTCTTAAGCAGGTCTGCTCCACTGATGTTGTCAGAGGTGAGAAGAAATTCAAGGATCCATTCGATTACACACCGACTCATACTGTTGTGCTTTATACGAACCATCTTCCAAAGGTAAGAGCCACGGATGAGGGTACCTGGAGAAGACTGATTGTCATTCCGTTCCACGCAAAGATTGAAGGCAAGTCAGACATCAAGAATTATTCGGATTATCTTTTTGAGAATGCCGGTTCTTATGTTTTGGCTTGGATCATCGACGGTGCCAGAAAAGCAATTGAGGCTGACTTCCATTTGGAGAGACCTAAGGTAGTTGCAGATGCTATTGCTGAATATCGTGGAATGAACGATTGGCTTGAGCACTTCTTAGAAGAGTGCTGTGTCAGGGGTGATGGCTTGGAAGAGAAATCAGGAGAGCTTTATCAGGAATATCGCTCTTACTGTTTACGCACGGGTGAGATTTCTCGTAATAATGCAGACTTTACAGCTGTTCTTGAAAAGGCTGGATACACACGCAAGAAGAAAAAATCTGGTATGTGGGTGCAGGGATTGCAGCTTAAAGACACGGATTTTGCAGAATAAATGACAAAAGGTGCAGGGGGTGCAGGGCAAATACCTATATCGCGTATGCAAAAATTTTTATGGATTTTTTGCTATAGGGAAAGGTTATGTATCATCCTGCACACCCTGCACCGCAAACAATTTTTGATGGAGGATTCGCAATGAATTTTTATAGATGGATGCTTAAAAAACATATCAACGACCATGCACCTGTGGGTGACCTTGCCAGGGATATGAAAGGTGACAAGCAGTTTCCTCATGATGGAGATAAAGCAAAGATTCAGGAATATCTTGAAGGATGTGGTGCTTGCAGCGGATGTATGGATGCATTCGAGGAGGCATGGGCTGAGTATGAGAGAGAAAGAAGTAGAACAGAAGCTTGTAAAAGCAGTTAAAGCCAGAGGCGGTATTTGTCCTAAGTGGGTTTCGACTGGATTTGATGGAATGCCAGACAGGATAGTGTTTCTGCCTGGCAGACACATCGGATTTGTTGAGGTGAAGGCTCCGGGAGAAAAGCCCAGAGCATTACAGAAGTCAAGGCACAAATTATTAGAAAAAATGGGGTTCCATACATACATCTTGGATGGAATCGAGCAAATCGGAGGGATTTTAGATGAAATACAATCCACATAATTATCAGAAATATGCAATCGAGTTTATAAAACAACATCCGATAGCAGCAATATTACTGGATATGGGTATGGGTAAGACCAGTATCGTGTTATCGGCATTAAATGAGCTGATGTATGACAGTTTTGAGGTAACGAAGATTCTTATCATAGCGCCGTTAAGAGTAGCCAGAAAGACATGGTCGGATGAAATCAAAAAATGGGATCACCTGAAAGGTCTCAGATATTCCATTGTAGTAGGAACAGCAGCTGAGAGAAAAAAGGCACTGGCAGCAGATGCAGATATTTTTATTATCAATCGTGAAAATGTTCAGTGGCTTGTAGAGCAGAGCGGTGTACCTTTTGATTTCGACATGGTTGTAATTGATGAGCTTTCGTCCTTTAAGAACTGGCAGGCAAAGAGATTCAAGTCCTTTATGAAGGTAAGACCTATGGTGAAAAGAGTAGTCGGTTTGACTGGTACACCTTCTTCCAATGGACTTAGCCAGATTATGGAGACAGGGTCAGACAGAAGGGACCGTATCTGTGATTCATATTGTTACAGATGGAACTGTTGATGAGAGAATCCTAAAAGCCTTGGAAGCAAAAGACCTCACACAATCGGCACTTATAGATGCCGTGAAAGCAGAGGTGGGAGATGGCAAGTAAGAATCTGGCAGAGGATCCATATGAAAGACTTGCGAATGCGATTATCCTTAGTGCGGCTGCTGATTACAGAGCCGCACTCAAAAAGGTAAAGCGTAATCCCAAAAGCAAGTCGGCAATAGATGAGACCTTACAGATTGAGAAGTTTTTCAGAAGTTCGTGGTATCAACAGCTGACTTCGGTAGATGGAGAGTTTCTAATCCGTAAGCTTCAGGACGAAATAAGACAATCAGAGTAAATCCGAGGAAAATTATTTTTTTCGGAGGTGGCTTATGACAGCTAAGGAATATTTGAAGCAGGCATATCTTTTGGATAAGCAGATACAGGTTGAGGTAAAGGAACTGGAACAGCTTCGTGAGATGCGTGGCACGATCCAGGGATGCACTTATGGAGAAAAGATTGGGACAAATCCCAATAGAAATCTGGAAGCACCATTCATTAAGACCATTGAGAAGATATGGGAGTATGAGCAGAAGATTGATGCAAAGATTAACAGACTGGTGGATCTTCGTGCAGCAATCAATGCGGCAATAGAAAGTATGGAGAATCCGGAGGAAAGACTTCTTCTTAAATACCGCTATCTGAAAAATGAAAGCTGGGAAGATATTTCCTATGACCTGAATGTATCTTATCGTACCGTACACCGTATTCATGCATCGGCATTAAATAATTTTGTTGTACCGGAATAAGGTTGGCACACTTTGTCCCAACAAGGCATAAGCATATGTGTTATTATGATAGTGTCGAAAGTGTACGACAAAGCAGAGCCTTGAGCGAGAGAAATCGCCCAGGGCTTTTTTCGTGAAAGGAAGTGAGCACATGCCTTATAGGAGTAACATACCGTGTAAACATCCTGGCTGTGCGGCACTCATTCCGCACGGTCAGATGTATTGTGAGGAACATAAGCCTTTACATACAAAGGACAGAGCTCATGCGGCAGAGCGTGGCTATGGTGCCAAGTGGCAGCGTGAGAGAAGGAAGTTCTTAGAGAGCAATCCATTCTGTGTGAAGTGTTATGAAGAAGGGCACATCACTATGGCTACAGTTGTGGATCATATCAAACCACACCGTGGAGACCAGAAACTCTTTTGGGATAGGTCGAACTGGCAGCCTTTATGTGAGCATCATCATAATGTAAAGACAATGACCGAGGATAGATTCAAGGAATATCGGTTCTGATGGAGCAAGGGTAGGGGGTACTTGAATCTCTACAGGCCTTAGTCTCCAAGACCGGCGCCCCCTCTTCTGTGCAAAATCGCGAAATGGAAGAGGGGGGGTATCGTAGAATTGCAGTAACTGAAATGGAAACTAAATGAATAAAATGATATAAAATAGTAACTATAATATTGACTTTAATTCGTGTGTGACATATAATAAGCATGAGGTAGAATGACTTTTGTTGATTGGAGGAAGTTAATATGTTTGATGTGAATTCCATGATAGCTGCAAATATTGTAGCAATTCTTAAAAAACAGAATAGAAAACAAATAGATTTGGCAGGGGCATTGCAGACAAATAAACAGACAATAAGTAAGATGCTTAATGGTTCAAGAATGATTAATGCGATAGAACTGAAGCGTATCGCAGAGTTCTTGGGTGTTAAGATGGAAGAACTTACCAAGCGTCAGGGAGATTCTGTTGATACAGATATTGTTCATGCGTTCATGGGAAAAGTTGAATCAGAGGAAGCTAAAGAAGCACTTAATATTGCTGATAAGCTTTCAAACATGATTCTTTTCCATAGTCGAGTTAGAGATAATGGTATGGCTATGATGAAACCTTGGGAGGCATAATGGGAGATACTTTTTTTGAAAACTTGTTTTATAAGCAAGAGAAACAATTTGAAAAAATAAATGATTTATCAAAGGCTTTTGCTGTAAATTACTGTGGAAATACCATTATTAGAGAATCTATTTTTGGCATAGTTTCAAATTATGCACGTAAGAGGGAACTGGCTCTTGAAGTGCTTCGTTATCCATTTAGGGATGATGAATTATGGGCGTTTACCTTTGTGAAGAAGGGTACGATTTTCTTGTGTGTGAATACAGAACTGCCAATGTGTAAGCAGATTTTTGCAACGGCACATGAGTTATATCATATTCATTGCTATGCAGAGGATATTAATACCAGCACTATTACATCAGGTTCTTTATTGGATTCAAAAACGGTTGATGAAGTAGCAGCTACGCAGGAAGATCTTGAAGCAAATGCTTTTGCAGGGTTGCTTTTGATGCCGGATGCCAGTGTGATAGAACAGTTTAAGATGTTTGGAATCTCAAAAGAGAATATGGGGATTGATGATGTGCTGATTCTTATGGATTTGTTTGCGCTTCCTTACAAAGCAGTTGTATTGCGCTTAGTAGAGAGCGGTGTGATTACAGAAGAGAAGGCCAGAAATCTTTATCAAGAAAAAAGTGAAAGCATTGCAATCAGAATTGAATTGACTGGAAAAGCAGAACAGTGGCAGCAGAATAGTGGAAGTTTACTCCGCTATGGAAGTTTGTTGGATAATCTGGCTTTTAACTCTGAACACGAATTACTTGTGGATAGTAGAGAGGAATCTGATAGGGCATACTTGGAAAAAATCAGAAAGGAATTTCGGAATCGAAAATAAGGTGAGTATATGGCAAATGAAAAATATGCCTTGCTGGATACTGACTTTATATCCAAGATGCATTTGATACGCAAGGATGATCATAATAAATTAATAGACAAAATTATGGCAATGCCAGGTTATTGCTTTTATTGTCATAAACAGATT